GCTTGTACACTCCATTGACCAATAACCTGACCAGTACTTGCACTACTACCAGTAGTAAACAATGTTGCTTTTAGTGTACCATTACTTGTATCTAAAGTTCCATAAGTTGCAATATTAGTATTGCTTCCAGTACTACCTGTAGCAGTTATAAAATCAAATGCACCAGGAGTTGTAAATGTTAAACTAGTATTGTTAAGATAAATTGCTTTGTAAGAACTTATTTTTAAATAGCCTACATCAATTTCTTTACTACTACCTGTTTTTAATATGCTACTAACTCCATTGCCACCTGCACTAGTTACAGCAGTTACCCCGTAAGTATTATTAGCAGTATTAGATCCATCATAAGTGACAGTCATTATTCCGCTAGATGCAAAACTGCTATTAACGATACCACCTGCACTAGTTACAACCTGACTTGGAGTATACGTAGTTGGGCTGGCAAAACTACTGCCTAGGTTACCTAATATAGTTCCATTACTAATATATTGTAATTTAGTTAATGGTATACCAGTAATAGCACTTGTACTTGTTAAATGTGTAATCCAACCGTTAGTGCTGGTAAATTGACTACTATCAAAACTTACTAGACCTAAATTGGCCTGTGTAATACCACTAGCACTTGCTTGTGTACCAGCCGCGTTCATAGCTAGTTTGCTTTGAGCAATGCTTGCTGTTGCACTGATTTGGCTATTAACAATTACTCCACTAGCAATACTATGTGTAATTGCTCCAGTAACACTATTAAATGAAATAGCTACATCACCTGCTACCGCAGTAGCATTACGCCATTTAGCCAGTGTAGCATCGTATACTAATAAATTTCCATTAGCTAGTCCGGATATTTGTAAATCTGTTAATGATGATAATTTTCCAACAGTACTTAATCCTGCATCTACGTAAGATTTATTAGCACCGTCGGTTCCGATAATTGGAGTACCTACGTTGCTAATAGTGTAGCCGGCCATGTTAAGGCTACCTTTCATGGCCAATGCTCCGCCTAAACTTAGATATCCATAACCAATTAAATTAGTCAATGCAATTGGGCTACCGCCATGGTCTAAACCTAAACGTCTGTCGATATATCCACGAACAGCACTTTGTACACTTACAGTATCGCTAGCGTTATTAGTCATGCCACTGTCTGTAGAGAATTCACTTACAACAACACCGCGTTTAAATCCTAATCCATCTAAATTACTCAACGCAATACTTGCACTAAATGTAACTGAACCAGTTCCTTGGTCAACAGTAAAGAAGCGACCTACACGGAAAATACCGTTTTGGTCAGTACTTACATAGAATACACGACCTACGCCTTCTTCTAAAATTTCTTGACTTTGCTGTGCGCTCTTAGCAGGGTTACCATAGATAACTGTTGGCCAGTTAGTAGTGGTATAGCTACCGGTACCAATGTTTAAGAAGTCATGGCTGGTAGCACGACATGTACTAATACGTGTAGTAATCTGCGCACCCTCTGCCGCCGGATAACCTATACGTAATGTTGCCGCAGTACTAGAGCTAAATGGCTTACTAATACCTAATTGTGTGCTAGTACCATTAGTACTTTCATTAGTAATAGTTGTTACAGTAGTAAATTGTCCGTATGCGCTTACAGCACTATTGGTTGTATTAGCATAACTAACAGTGCTGCCTGCACCAATCATAGCATATAAGTTTGATATATTACCAAGTGTTTGACTATTGTTAATAGTATAAACACCAGCACCACCGTTAACACCTGATACAAATCCTGTAATATATGTATTAGCAGTAAGAGATGCACTGGCTCCTGTTATAATTTGACCTAGCACAATAGTACCAGTAGTTAAACTAGTTACAGTCAATGACGTGCCACTAATATATCCTACAAATGTACTGCTAGTAGTTCCCACGGCTGTGATAACTGCACTACCATTATAACCGCCAGGATTAAATCCGCTAATTGTAATAGTTGTGCCTACTCCTGGGCTATTACTTTGTGTAGCAAAACTCAAAGTTACAGTAGTTCCAGTAGCACTCAAATAAGTTGTTTGTATACCCCATGTTCCTGGATTATATGGATAGCTTAATGTAATTCCAGATATTGGCCCTGCATTAACACTTGCTGAAATACTAGCAGAATTTAAACTCAATAACGGGCTTAGTGTGTTACTAGTACTTAATTGTACGTAACTGCTGCCAGTGTTGATACTAGCAATGTAATAAATGGTTCCGCTAGTTATACCGCCTAATACTGTTCCAGAAACCGCAGTCCAACTTCCAGTAGATTGTGTAGTAGTGACTAACGGAGTCAATGTACTACTGCTACTAACAGTAATATTATTACCACTGATGCTGGCAATATAGTATACACTTCCAGAACTTAATCCACCGAACGAGCTTCCACCAGTTCCACTCCACGAGCCAGCTGAATTACTTACGGTCAATGTACTGGTTAATGCTGAGTCTGTTGTAACAGTAATTTGATTTGTGCCGCTGTTAATAGTTGCAACATAATATGTTGTGCCGCTAGTAACTCCGCCAAATGTATTACCTGCAAGACTTGTCCACGCGCCCGCACCATTAGTTACACTAATTGCACCGCCACCAAAACTTGAACTAACAGTAATTTGACTTCCACTGACACTAGCAATATAATAAGTTTGTCCGCTAGTGATTCCGCCAAGTACGCTGTTTGATACACTGGTCCAACCACTAGTTCCACTAGCACCATTAGTTAATGTAACTGTTGGACTTAGTGTAGGGCTAGTGCTTAATTGAACTTGATTTGCAAGCGGAGCACCGACAACATAATATGTTGTGCCACTAGTCAAGCCGCCGAGTACAGATCCTGCTACACTGGTCCAGCCACTAGTTCCACTATTACTTTGTGTTAATGTAGTTACTGGACTTAGTGTAGGACTAGTACTCAATGTAACTTGATTGCTATTGATGCTGGCAATATAGTACGTTGTTCCAGCAATAACGCCACCTAATGATCCGCCAGTTGTTATAGAAACAGGTGTACTTGAGTAATTTGATAATCCAAGATTTGCACCACCAAACGAACTACTAATTGCTAACTGTGTACCATTAGCTAATACTTGCGTAATGTAATATGTAGTTGATCCAGTAATGCCACCGACTGTGCTTGAAGCTACAAAACTTTCTCCAACAGCCATACCACCGGTACTGACCACAGTTATTAAATTATTAGTTCCAGTGATTGCAGTACTAGTTTGCAATACATTTGTATTAACAGTATAACTAGTTCCAAGTGTTGGAGTTCCTGATGCACTTTGATTCAATGTGTATGTACCAGCACCGCCCGCACCTGTGCCAAATGCCACAATGTATGTTCCAGCAGTTACAGCAGTTCCTGTGATAAGCATACCAACTGACAATGCACCTACAGGAGAACCCGTTACTGTTAAAGTAGTTGTACTAATAGTACCAGTGAATATTGAAGAATTAGCCGCAGTAATATATACACCGCTGGTGCTAGTCAACGAGCCTCCAGTTATAACCATGCCTACTGCAAACGTACCAGTTACACTGCCAGTTGGAGTAAACACATTTCCTGCTACTGGACTTGCGGCACCATTACCAATGATACCAGTAGTAGACGTAGCTGTAGAAGTAGTAGTGGCAGTTAAGTTAACTGTTTGACTTACTGCTGAAAAGATAATACTTTCGCCTTGTACTAATGCGGCAGTTGAGCTTAATGTAGCTAAATTGCCACTAGCACTTGTAGCTGTTAATGTAACACTAGTATTGGTAACTGCGGTTGGAATTATACTGGATCCTTGAATGATACCAGTAGTGCTACTTAATGTGACATAATTACCAGTACTAGCAGTTGCAGTTATAGTAGGAGTTTGAGTAACAGCAGTAAACACAATTGGTTCGTTAACTACAAGTCCAGTTACTGAACTTAATGTCAACAATCCGCCTGTACTAGAAGTAGCAGTCAATGTTGGAGTATAAGTTACTCTAGTAAACACAATTGGTTCACCAACTACCAGTCCTGTGACAGTGGTTAATGTTAGATAATTTCCAGTACTTGTTGTAGCGGTTAAGTAATCATTTTGTGTAGTTGCAGTAAAGATAATACTTCTACCAACTACCATACCAGTAGTTGAAGCTAATGTTAACACTCCGCTATTGTTTGCCGCAGTTAAAATACTGTTCTGTACACTATTAGCTGTAAACTGTATTGGCATGTAGGTTGTCAGTCCACTTACACTACCTAAAGTTACACCAAGTGTTCCTGAATTAGTTGCACTTGCAGTTGTAGAATATACTCCTGTAATTTGTGCATATCCGTTGTATAATGGATTACTATTATTAGCTACTTGATAATATGTTCCAGCAGCCGGAATATTTGACAATGTTAGATTTAATGATGCCAAATATGGACCGCTTCCACTTAGACTATTAAATCCAGTAATGGATGTTGTAGTACCTGTTGTAAAACTTCCCGGTGCAGTTGGATATGCTAGTGTAACTTGTGTAGTTATAACACCTGCATTAATAACACTATTAGTTGTAGGATTGCTAGATAATACAGGTGTTAGTACACCATCGCCATAGCTTAGTGTGATAGTAGGAGCACTAGTATATCCATATCCAGGGCTGACCACTGTTACAGTAGCAATAGTTCCATTAGATACTGTACACGTTGCAATGGCTTGATTAATTGCTCCACCGCCTGTAATAGTAATGGTAGGTGCAATTCCACTTCCATATTGTGTTCCTGCATTGGTGATACTAATACCACTTAATGTAGCTACCAATGTACTAGTTACACTTGCGCCTGATGGCAACCAAGCAGCCGGACTGATAATAAACGTATTGTTAACAGTATTGATACTTTGAATAATTGTACTTGGTTGTACAACAGCTCCTGAACTGGAACTAGTTACAACCATGCCTACACTAAGACCAGCTACGCTAGCCACAGTAATCAACGTTTGATTTGCAACACTTAATATTTGATAAGTTCCGTTGTAATTACTGTTAGCTTGACCAGATACAGTCATATAACTATCTGCTAACGGTAATGCAGTTCTAAACGGAACATTATATGTTACAGCAGTATATGTTGTTCCTGTCGGGCCAGCGGCACTGCTAGCATAAGTCATAGCATTTAAACCAGTACCATCGGCGCTATTATTATAAACACTATTAGGATCGATGGTTAGATAACCATTAGCCGCAACACCAAATGTTATTGTTCCGCTTGGAGTACCTGAAGCCGCCGCACTTAAAATTACAGTTGCAGTAAATGTAGTAGTACCAGTTATAGTAACTGATGACACAGTCTGGGTTCCATTAAATCCTGAACCTGTAATAATCTGGCCAACACTAATTGTTCCTGCAACACTAGTTACTACTAGAGTGTAAACACCGCTTACGGCAGTATAAGTGCTATAGATACCTGTGGCAATAAATGTTGGTACAGTATAACTTATAATTCTATGTACACGACCGCCCCACCCTGTTATATAAATTCCTTTATTAATTTGGTCAATGGTTGATTGCAAACTAATTTGTAATACAGCAATCTTATTATCACCAACAGTTGCACCTTGAGTCTTTGCAGGGTTACTTGGATCAGGTTGAGAAATATTAGTTGTATCTATTGTAAATTTATAATAGTTAAAACTAGCATCGGCTTGTAAAATTGCAGTGTTAGCTGGTAAGGGTTCACCAGTTGAATCTGTCAAGTTATAGGCAATAATACGATAAATGTCGCCTAGGTTATCGCTATATTGAACAGCGGTACTTGGACGAGTTGGCTTAACATTGCTAATATTATAAAATTTAATATTTTGATTAACACGAATGATAACTTGTTGGCCATCATACAACGCATAAGCTAGACCTGTAGTAATGGTACTGTTTGTACCAGCAGTACTTAAATTAATCTGTAAGACATTTTGTCCATTGATTGTAACTACAGTATGACTTATTGTACTAACTAGATAACGAACAATAGTACCACCAGCCGCAGTATGGTCAATTTCTAATTCAGCATTATTTGGTGGAATATATTCCCAACCTGTAATGTAAACAGCTAATGCTTGAGTAGTAGCAGTCGGAGTCATCAAACTAGCATATAAACCTTGTTTGTAAACACGAGCTACTTGCACCATGTCGTATGCTAGATTAACTGCATTAGGTAATTCAGTTACGTCATATCCACTTGCTCGCATACCGTAATCGCCGTGCGCATTTGATCCACCAATACTACGAATTTGTCCGCCGTTATTGGCCCAATAGTGAGTATGACAGTAGTAACTAAATGTGCTAACTTGCTCGCTGGCCGCGCCGTTAGTTGCAACTATGGCGTAACCTAAATCGTTAATCATAGCAAAGTCATTGGCCAACATACTACGATTACCACCCATTTCAATATTGATAGTAATATTAGCACCGGCATTTAAAAATGTTACAGCTGAACTTTGTATTGATGTTTTATTGTTTTCAATAATTGTACGATCTGCAAGAACTTGAACGTATCCAGAAACGGGTAATGTAGGAGTTGATCTTGTAGTACCTACTGCTACGCCATTGAATACACCGTCGGCTACATAGTCGACTAGTATATTATTAAGATTAGTTAATGTCGTGGCTTCTGTACTAGTAGCAGGAGATAAATTAATTGTTTGTGATAATAAATTACCAGCACTAACTGTTACAGTTTGATTTTGAACAACTTGAGATAAGATTGTTCCTAATCTTACCAATGCCGCTGTGTAATAAGTTTCTTGTCCTAAAATTTGACTTGTGCCATTACTCCAATATGTTTGAGCATTATCATAAACACTACTATTGCCTCCATACAAGAAGTCATATGTTAGCGCATCTATGAAATAGCCAAAATTTCTACTAAATGTAACTGCGTTGTAATTAAAGATTGCTCGGGTACTATAGTTGGCAGATAACCAAGCTACAATCTCTGATCTAATAAACGCCTTGTTAGCAATTAAAATAGCTACAGCATTGCTGGTATTAGTTGAAGTACCACTAGGAATTGGAAACGTTGGAGTAGGTACTGCTTGTAATCCGTTGTTAAGAATGTTAGTTACAGTTAACGCACTGGCTAATATTGCGGCCTTGCTAGAAGCAGATACCGAAGCTGTAACAGTTCCAAGAACCGTTTGTGTATAAGTTCCAGTTAATGCATATTGTACGCTTGTTGTTGTACAAGCAGTTACCGTAAATGTACCGTTAAAATTACTTGGACTAAATCCTGCAACTGTTATAGTAGAACCTACTGTGTAAGGAGCAGACACTTGAGTGGCAAATGTTATTTGAGCAGTACCGCCGGCACTAGTAGCATTAGTAGCAGTCAGTACTGTGCCAGTACTAGCATTCATTAATGATGCAGTTTGATTGATACCTGATTGTAAGAATAATTGCTGGATACCAGCTACTTGATTAACTGCTTGTAGATAAAATAAACCTGATTTAATAGTTTGATAATTTGATCCAAATATTAAGTCATAAGTTAATGCATCTACTTTATTACCCATGTCTGCTGAAAAACTTGGAATAGTTCCATTAGTTGCTACATTGTAAAATGTTGCAGTATTAAATGGAGTACTTACATCTAATGTAAGTACAACTGTTCCGCTAATTACATTTCCAGACCCGTTGGTATTTTGTGTATAGCTAGTAACATCATTTACTTGATAACGATTACCTTGTACATAATATACACAAGGTATTTGTGGAGCACGTACATCAAGTCCACTATTAATACCTCCAGTCACTGTGACAGTAATACCATTATTGGTTACACCTGTGATATTACCAAACAATCTTCCGGCAAATCCGTCAACAAATTGTCCGCCAGCAAATCTCTTACTGTTAATACTTTGAGTAAAACTTGCACAAACTTGACCATAAGGTGATTTAGTTTTAACTTGCCCCTCTGGATCCAACACCATGGCAAACCCGCCATGCCCTTGGAATGTAAGATTGCTCACACGAGTAGCATCGTTACACAATAACACATCGATTAATTTATTGTTTAAGGCAGTGCTTGTGACATCTAACGGATTACTCAAATAATGGCGACCATAATCATATGTGCCATACAAATGCCAACTACCGCTAGCATAAGTTGTTCTAGCAGGAAATTGATATATCACGCTACAATTTAATGTATTACCACTAATGCTGGTAATTACAGCCTGTCCAGGATTAGGACTACTATTGTCGACTAATACTTTTCCGATCCAGCTTGCTTGAGCTTGCCCCGATCCTAATGTAGCTACTATGGTTCCACTGGTTCCACTAATAGTCAAGGTAGTATTGCTGGCATAGTCTGTTGTGTAGTTAATAAGACCAATTAAATTAGCATCGATAACACTATCTCGGAAGAAGAATATTTTACGCCATGGACTTAAACTAATTCGATCGATAGGTCTAATAATAGTTCTACGGAATTCGTCTCCCTTAATACTACAGTTGGCTGGTAATCGAATTGGATAATCTTCGTAATAAATTCCGCTCTCAACGAAAATTGTTATGTTAAGATCCTTAACAGTCTCACCAAAATCTAATTGCTCGCCAACTTGGAAGAATCCTGGACGAGTCAATCTTACTTGAATAGTATCTTGTCCTGATAGATTATTTGGAAGATATTTAACAATAACTCCGCCTGCACCACTGACTGCACCTAACAATATTTTAGCAGGGATAATGTGTACATCACCGGGCGCTCCCTGATCTACATAACCATTCCCGCCATTATCAAAATTAATGTTATATATACCAGTACCATAAGTAGCAGTAGGAACTACACCTAAACCATTAGCAATAATGTTTAGTACTGTAGTCATGTTAGCAGTGAATATTCCAATAGCAGTCGAGCCTGGTACTACTGGATTAATTTGACCCATTACACTAGCTGATCCGGCTGCAATGGTACTGGCTACAGTTACACTACTTGTAGTGCAAGCAGTTACAGTAAATATACCGTTGAATGTTGAAGGAGTAAATCCGCTAAAATAAATTACTGTGCCAACAGTATAAGGCGCACTAGATTGTGTTGCAAAGGTTAGAGTAATACTAGTACCATTTGCAATGCCAGTGTATACTACAGCAGTAGTTGATCCGCTACTGAATACTTGACTGTATAAATTTTGAAAACGTGTTTGTACGGTTTGATTAAGGACTTGAATACCTAATGCCTTAGCAAATGCAATACCGTCAGTAGTCTCTGTAAGTTGTGTTCCAATAGCTACCGATTTCGCTGAAGCATTTTTATAATAACTCTTACCGGCATTAACAGTTTGATAATTACCGCCAGTGAGAATATCAATGGCCATAGCATCAATAATATATCCTATATCTCGATAGCAAGTAGTTTGATTATAACTAAATCCGCCTTTGTATGTAGCAGATAGATAGTTATTAACAGCGGTAACAATAGATGTTTTATTATTAACAAAAATTGTACGTGCCGCTAAGTTATTGCTATCATAACCGGTTAATGACGGCGAGCTAGAAACTATGGCAGTACTATTACCAATGTATCCTAACATAGCGTTAAACAGATTGTTGATAGTAGTTGCCGCGGCACTTCCATCAACCCATGCTGAATTAAACACTTGTGATGTTGCAGAATAAGTCGGGCTTACTGCAACGTTACTTGTTACTAATGGAATTATATTTTGTAAATGACCGATAGCCGCTAATTGTATAGCTAATTCTGTATTAGAAAATACACTAGCACCATTAGTTCTATATTGATTGGCAGCATAGGTAGTAGCTAAGTTTCCTCCATAAGTTATATCGTAACAAACTGCTTCTACCAAATACTGCATATGACCTTTGAAATATGCTACGCCATCGGCCGGAACAAATGTTGGATATTGAGATATTGTCCATGCATAAGTCTCTTCGCTTAGGAAATTTATATTGGCTAAGGCTGCCGATCTTGCATCTGTAATTGTATTAGACAGGCCTGAAGGACTATTATAAGAAGGAGTGGTTCTACTACTAATACCATTAGTCAATATTCCAGTAATCAAACTAAACAAATTATTAACAGTAGTATTAATACCACTATTGTTAATAATTGAAAATGATGCATTTGCATTAATATAACTTACTGCGGCAGCTTCTAATACAGACTTTTCACCTGAGCTGGTAAATTGAACTCTAGCATCGTGTAAACTTCCTGAACTTGGAACTGTTGGTAAAGTTATACTTGGACTAGGTACGCTTACACTACCTACAATACTAGCAATGGTTGTTAAGTTTGTACTAACACTAGAAGAAACTACACTACCGCCGGTTAATGTAGTATTTTGATATTGTAAGAAACTTGTTTGATATATAACAGCTGGCGCAGTGCTTGTAATAACTGCTTGTACAAGAGTATTAATATAATTGATAGATGCTACTGTGGCCGCTTGCTCACTACTAGCTACTTGTAAATAATTATTTCTCCAATATTGTAATCCAGCATATGCGCTTTGACTGTTGCCGCCGTACATGAAATCATAAATCAAACTCCAAACGATATATTTTACATCTCGTTGGCAAGTGGTAGTATTATAGATAACATTAGGATAATTAGATTTTAAGTAAGCAACAATTTCTGCTTGAATGAAAGGAATGTTGTTTAGCAATAAATTCTTAGCATTATTTTGTCCAGTGGTGCTAGTGCTCTGAGAAGCAAAATTTACAGCTGGTATGGTACCATAATTAATAATATTATCTATTACAGATAAACTTGATTGTAGTGCGGCAATGATTGTCGACGAACCTGACACACTAGACAGTTGTGATATAGTATTAACCATATCACTCAAGGCAGCTACAATTTCTGCATTAGTTAATCCAGTATTATAAGAGTTAAAACTTAATGCAATTTGAATACTTTGATAGTTGCTACCAAACACTAAATCATAACCTAATGCATCTAGTACTGCACTGATATATGTTTCAGTGTTAGATACATTGTAACTATAAGTAGAAATAATATTCTTAGCATAGTTTATACCATCAGTTAATTGTGTCAATTGATTGGTAATGATATTAGCGTTAACAGTATTGAATAAAGTTGCCGCCACACTAGAGCTGTTATGTGTAGTATTAAACACCAAATCATAACCAATTCCGTCTAAAATACTACCTAAAATATTTGTATATGCAACTTGATCTAGTGTAAATGTATTAACATATTTTTTGTTCAAATATGCAATAGTTTCATTTTGAATAAATGTTTTATTAGCTTCGAGTAAATCTGCCGCATCTTGATAACCCACCGCATTAGCATTGCCGCCGGTTAACTGTATGCTTTGGATAGTACTAAATGTTTGAGTAGCTTGGCCTGTAGTACTGGTCCAAGCTATACGTTGCTTATAAGGGCCGGGCTCAATACCAGCCAAATCGATTAAATTACTAGCTTGCAAGGCAGCCGCACCGATAGTTTTATAAGCATATTGCCAATAACGGCCTTGTTTACCAGCCGGAGTTTTAGTCTGGCTGTCATCACCACTAGTAGTACTGACAAACAAATTTACATTACTACTATAGGTATTATTATCTACATAGTATTTTGTAGCCGCTTGTAAGTCATTAACACCGTTAGGAGTACCTGCGCCCGACAAAGGTGCCGGATGATCGCTAAGTGTTAATGCTCCAGTCATGGTATCTCCACCACGATAGACTACATCCTTACGTTGCATAACTTCAGTACTTACATAGTTACTGCTTAGTAATGGATTGTAATCTGGATCACTAGTTTGAGGAGTAGAAGGTTGTGATCTAGACTTAAACGCATTAGTTACTATACCGTTTTGAGCTTGTACATAGTTGCTGTCAGCATAACCTTTGGTTACAGGTAATTGAGCTAGAGTAGTCTGCACACCTATGCTAGCATAAGCTGTGTTAAATTGTGTAACTAATGCGGCGCTAGGATCGCTTAAACGTCCAATAGTGAATAAGTTAGCGTTTAAACTTGTTCCTAAACTAGGTAGCGATTGATTTATCAAATTGCTTGCGGTAGCACTAACTGTAACAGAACTGTTATTACTAGTATCTATTGTAACTCCAGATCCTGCAATTAAAGTTCTTGCAGTAAGCGCAGTACCTGTGCCATTCGACATGATAACTTGACTACTTCCGTAGCTTGAAGGAGCATCGCTAAGAGTAGTAAATTTAATAGTACCCCCTGCTCCAAAAATGGCATATAGTTCTGTAAAGTTACTGTTAACTTTTCTAAAACTTTCGCGAATACTATCGCCTGTACCGTCGTTACCTTGTACGCCAATATCAACTATTAATTGTGTCATTGTTTAAACTCCAAAGCTAGAACCGCATCCGCAAGTTGTAGTTGCGTTAGGATTCTTTATGCTGAATGAACTACCTTGTAGGTCTTCTTTATAATCTATTTCTGCACCAGTTAGATATTGCATGCTCATGCTATCTACTAATACTTTAAATTCACCCAATGGAACTTCAAAATCGTCCTCATTGATTTCTTCGTCAAACGTAAAACCGTAGCTGAAACCACTACAGCCTCCACCTTGGACGAATGTACGTAATGCTAATTTAGGATTATTTTCTTCAAGGAGTAGGTCCTTGATTTTTGCTTGTGCTGACTCAGAAATTGTGATCATGATTGCCCTCGATATGATATTTATCAAAGGCTTTTTATAACCTTAATGTAAATACAATTATGTATCTAACTATTGAATCTCAGCAAACACAATATGTACGCACTAGTAAGCGCGGCAAGCACCATACTTATATGCGCAAAAAAGCCGTATTGGTTTTTAAATGCGACTGCTGTCAAGGGATATTTAAACGTGATAAAGGCAATATGGATCCTAAGCGACTAAACAATAATTATTATCACGTGTGCGGTAATTGTGATGCTAAAAAGTTTGCCCAGGAAAAGGGTGTGGAAGCAAGGCGTGTTTGGGACATGCCTGTAAGCAGTCTAAAGACTATAGACCAGTTTTAATCAAGTATTATATTTGAATAAAAAATATATCGATCAAAGTTGCCGTTTCGCATGCCATGCACGGCTGATGAGTTATTGAAAAATAAAACTCCTTGCCCCCGTTTGCCTGATGATGTGTATATCAATTCTTCAGTCATAGGATTATAAAAATCAGTACCGTACTGGTTGTCTGTTAGATTTACAACCATTTGTGCAACTATATGTCCGTTGTCGAGATGAGGACCCATGCGTATATTTGGCGAATCTTTAAACAATACAGGACATATCGCTGTATGATTCTTATAAAAATCTATGCCTTTAAACCATCTTTCTCTAAAAATATTATTGTCAGTATTATAGATATGATCGAGAACTTTTGATTTAATACCCAAAGATTTTGCACAAAGATCTGTTAGGATTGTAGATTCATTGTTAAATTTAAATCGCCCTTCCATGTTAGCACCTTCAGAAGACCAAATGTCATTTCTTGCAAGCTCAGGCGTCAAACTATCAAAATCTAAACCCTTTAGCTCGATGTCCCAAATTAAAGAATTGCTGGCAAAATATCTGGTACGATGAAGATCTTTAAAAATTATATCCATAAATTTATCTTCCAATTTTAGAAAACTTACTCTCTGAAATAACCTTTGTAAACCCAATTCTAGAACTAATAATATTCCAGTTGATAATCTTCCACTGGTTACGCAAATAGCCTTTTTTGTCTGCTTGATAGTCTAATGCCCACGCATGTTCCCACCAGTCAACTATTAAAACAATATCCATCTTAATTTCGTGGTTCTTGATAGTTTTAATTTTACCATCTCGAGCTAGGTATACCCAGCCACTGCCTTGTATTTTCATTGCTTCTTTTTCAAAATCAGCTATAAATTTGTCAAATGTTTTAAAATGTCTAGTTATAAACTCGCCAGCAGAACCGTCCGGATCATTATTTCTTGCAGGTTCTTGATATTGAGTAAACAATAAATCGTGTAAAAACGCACCTGCTTCATTAAAATCAGCATCGCCTTCGCCGTTATTAAACCGATCAACATATCCTTTGTATAATTTTCCATAATGGTAGTTGATAGTATCCTCACTGATACTAGGTTCTAACGCATCGCGTTTGTAAGGCAATTTAGTTTGTTCTAAAGTTTTAGGAGTTTTTCCTTCATTTAGGCTAACATAACGAATAAAATTATACATAGTGTAATATTTAGCGATATAAATAACATGGAGGATAATATACCATGTTAAAATTTATCAAAAGTTTCTTTAAAAAGCAAGAAGCACCTGTTGCTGAATACAAAGTAGAAGCACCAGCACCAGTTGTTGACGTTGCACCAGTTCCAGCCGGCACACCGCTAGTAAACGATGCTGGTGTAGTTGTTGCTATTGCTGATGGAAAACCTGCTAAAGGCCCTAAAGTTAAGAAAGAGCCTGCGGCTAAGAAAGCACCAGCTGTTAAAAAGCCACGTGCTCCTCGCAAGCCTAAAGCAGAGTAAGAGCTTTAGCCTGCTTGTAAAGAGCAAAGCTGGCTAGATTCTTGCCCTTGCTTTCGCACATGATATCGTGCGTACCTAAAAAGCTCAAAGCCCATTCATTCGTTGCTGTGTTCCAGTAAAAGTCTGAATGTGCTCTGAGCTTTTGCTTTTTGTAGCCTTCTAGAATAAGCTGGGCATGAACAGGTGCGGTAGACTGGTCGTGGTCGATAAGATAATCCTCACGACTAACTGAATAGTGACAAGTAGGCCGCATACCACGCCAGCTATCAACAACCCTCTTAACACGGTCATCGTTGGCGTTAATGTACTCTCCTTCACGAATCCAATGGTGATGTATATCAAGCACGATAGGCACCAAATCAGTAATAGTAAGACAGTCATTTAACCCCCATGAGTTTTCTTCGTTCTCAATTGTAATACAGTTGCGGGCCTCGGGTGTGAGTAACTTGTAGGCACGTCTAATACCTTCGGGACCTTGTTTACCCGAGATGTGTACGTTGATTTTGAAATCCTGGAAGGATTTACCGTAGCCCATGTAACGTGCCATATCTGCATGATATTCAAACTCGGCTATCGAACGCTCGACAATGCCTGGGTTATCACTTGCCAAAACTGTAAATTGGCCAGGATGCATAGACAAGCGAATATTGCTATTGCGAGCAATGTCGCCCACTCTCGCAAAGTGCTTTTCGCAGTATGATACAACGTCAGGTTTACGCCAATAATCAGCAAAGTCAGCGTGAGTATAAGCAGGCAGGATGTCAGAGCTAATCCTAACCATCCTAAGAGGAGCATCAAGGGTGCTGACACGTTCAACTAGTTTCCTTGTTGCTTCGATATTGCCTACCATTAGGTCCCATAACTTTTGCTCCGCGACATCTCTTGACTGTCTATTTAACCAAGAAATAGTTGTTGTGCCTGTGTTGTATTGTTTGGCATCGTCATCTTTGCCAATACCGTTGACCTGATGAAGGTGGTCAATCCATTTACATGCGAAGCCTATACGTTTCATGTGTGCCTTTACCAGTGACGAATCACGCCTAAGATTATAAAAATGTTTGTAAGTACATATGATAACACAATTAAGGTACGAATGCAAGCAATTCGGTCCGATTCCTTGTCCGTATTGCCTGCTTTTTCACCTAATGCTTTGGCCCAAATGCGCCAAATGTACTTAACCCTCGTACGTAGCCGAATTAGCACCGTGTTCAAATACTTCAACTGATTTAACTCTTACTGTTGGGTTAATCGGGTAGCGTTGATTGCCATTTACTAATAAGTCTGCCATTTTGTCGTATGCCATTTTGGCAAACATTTCACAGCCTACACCTTCCACAATACGCAAATCGCACAAGCCGCTGTCATTGAATCCACCTTTGATTTCATTTAACTGTTTGAATGTTTCAAGATGGGGGTCGTCTTCTGCAATAACTAAAGTGTGATCAAACATATAGTCTGCCCATGCTTTGAAATCTTTAAGTCCGCCAAAGTCCATACACCAGTTTTTATCATCTAGTGTGTCGCATTCAAAGATTAATTTGATGCCAATTGAGTATCCATGCAATGTCGAGCAGTGGCTGTGTGAGGCACGCCATTGTCTAAAACAGCATGATAAGCCGCGGTCGTTACCGTAAGTTTTTGTTGAGTAGTATTTTGCCATTGTTGTCTCCTGAGATTAGCAATGGCGGCAGAGTTTATATTGCGGGATGACGCCTAGTCCGCATATACTAATTATACACTTTTATAGTACAAGGTCAAGATTAACGGTGACCGATTCCACCAAACGGCAACCAAACTCCAGGTGCTCCTGCAACTGTACAAATCCATCCAACATATCCATTGTTGGTAGGATTAGCGTTCCAGCAAATGTCGCCTTGATTAAAATCGCCTTGTGTTGGCGCATCAAAGCCTGTAATAAACTTTTTATTGTTTAGTTTAACATTTCCAGCAACTTCCAAATCAAAATTTGAATCTGGATTATTAATACCGATAGATAATGTGCCGGCCACTCTAACCGGCTTAGCAGTACCAAAGTCTCCAATTGTGATGCCATCATTATAGCTTTGCAACACATTAACAGTTTTACTTTGTATAACTAAATTATCAGTAGTATTAATAGTGCTTCCATCTATTAATGTAGATACGCCATCACTACTTTGAGTAACCTTAAGAGACTTAACACTTAAATCAGTGTTTGCCGCAATAATTCCACCGTGGAATACTGCATTTCCTGCTACAGTTAACTCTTGCAGTACGCCTAAAGTCATCAAGTTACTTTGAGTAACACTTGCACCTAATATGGTTTCATTTAAAACTGCACGGCCATTGATGTAGTACGCTTGATTTGATTCTAAATCTATACTGTTAGTTGACCAAATACGATCAGGATCGCTACGGAAAATAAATTGACGTTGGTAATCTACAGCTGACCATACTAGCCCTAATCCGTATATTCCGCTGTCCGTACTAGGTAAAAACTCTACTGGAGCCGTTTTGGTAATCCTAGTTTCAGAAACTAGATTATTAACAGTAAGTGTTCCTTGAACACTTAAATCTCCGCTTACTGAAACATTACCATTACTGTTTACCACAATGCGTGGCAATCCATCTGTAACAAATGTTAAGGTATGATTGCTGTACGTGCCAAATTCTGCATGATTAAAATCAGGACTGCCTAGGCCGATTTCAACGTTATTATCAATAATGCTTAGGCTGTGACTAGGATCTTCTGTACCTAGACCTAAACGATTAAATGTAGTATTAAAAAAAGCAAACTCGCCTAATACTGCATCACCTGAAACCGCTAGAGTGTTTAGCGTTCCTACTTGTTTAAGATTACTAGTAGTAATAGTTACGCCTAGTGCTGTTGCACTAATTACAGGTACATCGTCGATCCTGTAATCGTTACCGGCAGTAATGTTTAAGCTGTTGTTAGTAAGTAAAGCGCCATTACGGCTAATAAACTGTGGAGTTGTCGTCATAGTTGAGTCTCTTTATATGATATTTATCATGAGACCCAACTATAACTACATGCTTAAACCACTTTCAATAGCACAATCTCTTCATTGATACGCCCGTTCATCTTAGTATCCGTAGCATTAATATCATCTAAGAATTTGCGTAATTGTACTTTGCCCGCCGATTTAAACTCTTTGAGCTTTTCTTCGGGTTTACGTAACGTCTTACAAATACTTGTATGCTCATTAAACCCGGTAATTGTAGTACCTTTAACACCTAAGTCTTGATATTCTGCGGCCACATACTTGCCCAATTTACGAGTCTTAGTGTTAAACACCCAAAGTTCCTTTGCACCGATAATATCAGTAGGATTAATCGACACCAATTTCAAAGGCTCGTTGCTTTTCATATATTTCATTTTGGCAACAATCTTCTCTTTTGGTTGCGATTTACGAGCTTTTGGCTTGCGATTTGCTTTAGCTTCTTGGCTCAGCATGTCACATGCACTCATAATTTCCTGATAAAAAGCAATCAAATTCTTAATTTGTTTCTTGCTACGATGCCCGTAACCCTCACGTAACTGCTCATCAGCTTTGCCGGATGCCAACTCCTCCAGTTCAGCTAAATCCCTGCTGTAGAGGGTTTTAATAACCCTAGCATGGGCGGCTTTGACTTCTTTGCCTTTGAGCAAATTAAGCATTTTGAACGCTTTTGGATCAAAATTTTCTGGATCTTCTTGGAAACCTTCAATGGCATCTTCGATTTCTTCAGTCATTTTGTAAGCAGTTTCACGCAAACGATCCTGAATACTTGGCTGTACTACTAAGGGTTTAGCTTCTTTAGCTTCAACTTCTTCAATATCGTTTTTACCAGCTTCGATTACAGTAACGATTTCGTTACGTAACCAAGCGGCTGTGTCTCGACCTTTGTTAAAATCTGCACGAATAGAAGGCATGCCACGTAGCAAACAACTAGCAATCGCGCCCATTGTAACATTACAACGTCCGTCTTTGGTTTTCTTAAAAGCCGCAATGTCAGTTTTGGTGCAACCAACATCAGTCATCCATTTAAGAACTGCTGGCTTTAAATCTTTGCCCGAAAACTCCAAACGGTAGTATTCTGTAGCCATGTGAAACTTCTTTAGGAATTCAGCTTCCGTCCAATTTTCATGTCCGTCCCAAACTGGACTGTGATCTTTTGGTACTCTTGAACGAGTTGCTGTAGCTGTTTTAGCCAATTTCTGCTCCTGTTTTGTTTAACATGTGTATATTATAGCGCCAAAATGAGTGCCTGTCAACCGTAAAATTTAAGTATCTTTTGGTAAACTTGTCCACATAACTATCCCTCTTTTGGATTTTAAACCTTTTGCAAGATAATTATCGGAAGTATGAAACCGAGTTCTGCTGGTTGCGTTCATCCAACCTTTACGCCACGGAAATATATCATGGAGTGTTAAGTATTTGAACTGTTCTTTATCACTGTGTGTAAAATAAGTTTGATACATATAATCACTTATAGCATTTTTAGGTTGAATATTATTTTTAGATACCCATTCCATTACACTTTTGGTCCAAGGGCATTGCTCTTCAAATATAAAAGTATTACTATTAAAATCATCCATTGGTATAATAATAGTCCACGCATGCATGTAGCCAGGGCCAGGTTCTGGAGTTAGTGTATCCGAATGTGGTATATAGGGTTTAAATGAATCCATAATATGGCAATCGTCTATATAGATATTTTCATGTAGTATTTTTTTAAGTTTTGGTAATAATATATCGGCAATTTGTTTATGAGGATCATAATCGTATAATTTAATATAGTGATAATCTGCTTGATGATCGCCATGTTCTTCTCCAGATTTTCCAGTTTCTATATTATGTAAAGACATTATGTCGTGTATTAAGTTTATTTCATCATTCGATAAAAATTTTTCAATAGTTTTTGTATCTATGTTCATGCAGGCTCCGTTGTATCTATTTGTGTTAATTTCCAAGTCTTTTTTCTATATTGAGGATGAACAGTTTCTTCTACTTGAATAGTATCTGATATCCAATTATTAACATTGCCAGTTAAGGTAATTGTTTGTTCAAAACTCATATCTTGTCTTTTTCTTTCGGATGCGTAGTCAACATCGCCATACATGACTATTTTTTTATCATCATCATTTCTTTTATTAGGATCTGTGTGATCTAACTTATGATGTACGGTCATGGTATAATTACCTGTATTATCTATAGTTGCTGATAAATCGCACCAATAGTTTCTAGATAAAAAACTTCCAAAA